ATTGCCCCAGGCCCACCGTTCACGATAAACATTAGGTTTTTATTACCCGGAAAAACCATCCATAACGGCCAATGAGCAGTTCCCGCAACTGTAATTCTAAGTTCGTTCGGAGTGGTTCCCGGATTAAAGATCATGTCAGGGAAATCTAAATAAACCACCTTCGTCGATCCGAAATTGAGAACGCGATAAGAGATGTCGAATAGCTGCTCGGTGTCTGCATATGTAGTCGGCGATAAGAGATGTTGAATGGCTGCTCGGTTTCTGCATATGTAGTCGTTACCTTACAAGATATCATGCCAGAAGAGCCGGCGATTTGTAGAATGTCACCTTCTAGCGTGTCAAGTGCCTCTGTGACGTCGGTGCCTGCGACTGAAGAATCATTCACAATATCGGAAGAATTCACGTTGTCAATCCATTGTGAAATCCAGCCGAGCCACTCGTATGTCAAGTTCAGCAGCCAATTGAACCACTGACGAGGCGGCTTTTCTTTCCACTGCCATCCATCATCTTTTCTTCCCTCTGGCGGCTCGGCTACATGAGCTTGCCCATCGGCCCCAATCCCCGGCACGTCTGCCCATCTTGGCAATTTAGTCGGCTTATCAAACGGCATACTATCCCCCTATTAATGTAGAAAATTGTCCGCCTTCAATCTGGTCTTCGCTCGAAAAACCAAGCCCCTCGCTATCTGGCAAAGGCCCTATAACGCTATCCATAATGAACCCATCCGCGCCGAGACCAGCAGAAAGTAATAACTTGACACCTGCAGAGCAAAGCGCTTGCAGTTTCTTCTTTACATTCTGGAAAATCGTTTCCCCGGTGTACTCAATATGCACTTTTGCGGGGTACAATTCACTATACGAAACTGTATCGGCTTGCGTAAGACGCTTTGCAGCACGGATCAATAGCTCCGGCTCACCGTTGCCAGCGTTCAAGAACATAGCAAAGTATATCGCATCCCGGTACTCTGCATCGTCCCTGCCGAGTCTTTGCTCACCAACTAGATCGCCGTATATGTCAAGCTGTGCCCCCGCTGCCGTCTTCAAAACGAGTTTGCCGCGCATGTCAACGAAAGCGTCTTCCACTCTCTGGAGCTGCCGAACAAAAATACGGACGAGCCTGTTTAGCTTACTCCTGTCACCCTGTGCCATATTGGTCCCTCAGTTCGTAAATAAGTAGACCCGCCGCCCTGTCCTCCATGTCCGGAATGTAAAGCGGGTCGTCGAATATCAAGTACCCGAATACAGCCATAAGCGCAACGTGTATCTCTTCAGTTTGCCCGTATTGAGCTATAGCCTGTTCGTCAAGCTCTCCTACCATACATCAACCTACCTCTCTCGTTCTACCCGCAGCAGTCACTTCGACAACGAACAGCGGAGTCGCATTGTCGCGCTTGTAAAATGTCACCTGTCCCTGTGCTGGAGTGTTCTTTGCGAACCGCCCATCCGCCATCGCCATCAATTTCTGGAGCAGGTTCGAGACTGTGGTTCCGTCAACCGTGTCCGTCAATTTCATGCCTGGAGCACCGATTTCCTTTGCGTCAATGTCCTTTCCGGTTCCGCTCCCGTTCACATCTATTCCATCCCAATTGCCACCAGAAATACCACCGGATATCTTCACTGCGTCGTTAGTTCCGTGTATTGTCAACCCTTCATAGTGAGTCGATTCGATATAAGCACCAAACCTTCCCGCAGCCCGAAGACCTACCTGCATGTCGCTTATGGCTCGAATACCATCACCTCGCGCTGAGTCAGCCAGTATACCGTGTCCCTGTTGACTTTCGGTAGTAGCTTCAATGGCGTGTGCCAATAGCGCATAGGTTCCTTTCGATTCGACAACTAATCCGCTCCCGTTGGTTGATCCGGCATTGTTCCCTGTTATGTGGGCACCATGTCCGCCATTAGCGCCTCCTTCAATTTTTAATCCGGCACCCTCTAACATACCCGTGATAAGCATCCCATTACCATTCCCACCCGTACAGATTGCGGATATTGCCGAACCATCCGGATTGACAATGTGCATCCTTCTCAGGTCAAGGCATTTACTTATGTGTTGCTCCGCTATTACGCTCGGGCTGACGAACAGAGTGAGCACGTGGCCTGAGTAGAAAGAAGCACCCGCAGTATCGGCACAAATAAAAGTCCAGCCGACAGTGCCTACTTCAGTAGGATGGTTCGTCCATAGTGCGCTCGCATTGCTGCCGCCTTCTACTATGTTGAAAGCGCCGTATTGCTTTGCAACGCCAAACGGTGAGTACGTCTTATCATCGCTGCCGTGAAAATAGCCGCCAAGTATCACGACTTGCGATCCGGTAGTCTCGTTGTGGATTACCGCTCCGCAAAGCGACGCCGTGTTAAAATCGTTTTTCGTGTGTCCCGTGTACCCCGTTGTCAATAAATAATAATTCGGATAACCTGATCTTGTAATCTGTGCGCTCTCTACCGTTGTGCCAGTTCTCTCTTCCATCGTTGCGCCGCCCTTCATCTGGTAAGAAATCTTACCATCGCGAGCGTCCATCATTGACAGGATAAGAACCTGATCGTCCCACTCTTTCGGGTCAGTCTGATCGACAAACGCAATAAGCACTTCCTTCGCTTGCGCCTCCGTTGCCGAGAGCTTTACCTCTACGCGCACATTCGTTCCGCCTGCAGGGGTGACGGTCGGCAATGTGGCGAGGTTCGCAAACGCGCCACCGTCTTTGGATATTTTGACATCGCCAGATGCGAATTGCGGGTTCTGTGCTACGTTAGCAGAATTCGCTAATCGTAGTACAGTGCTGAATGTGTGCGGCTGTCCCCAAAAATACTTGTTTCGCATGTTTTCCCCTATGGTAAAGTTTCGATCATGTCGTTTATTCCACGATTTACGCAGCGCTGTATTGCCTTATCGTAAAGCTGTGCTTGTGTCGGAGTACCGACTTCAACGAAAGCGCCCGGAGCGGCTATGGTTTCGTATGTTGTTTTCAGCCATTCCTCTGTCCTCTCAACTGCTGAAAGCCTGCACTCGTCAAGCACCTGCCCGTTGTCAGTCCAGTCACAAAATGAGTCGTTCAAGTGCGCTCCGATTTCGATAACTCGATCAGAAGAGCACGCGACAGGTGACGCCGCCGCAACGTCGGTCTCCGCGCGAAAACCAACCTCGTCGCGCACTGTAAATCTCAGGTTCGGAGTTCCATCGTCCTTCTCGCCCTTGACCGCAATATAGTATTGTGTGTCTGTAGAGAAATCACCTACTACAGTATTACCGTAAGTCGTTGTAGTAGTCGCGCCTGTCCTATACTGGAAATTTATTTTCCCGTCAGTGCCTGCAACTCGAGTGCCCCACCTGAGTCGGTATTCAACGTCCTCATTAGCTGAACCGCCGCGATTCATAAATGTATGCCACTTTGTGTACCCAGAAATATCGTCAGGATCAAAGTTATCGGATGTCTTCGGCCACACTTCGATCGTGAAACCATGATCGGATGTCCACAGAGGATCGTTGCCATCGTCAGTCCGCGCTAACGATGACTCGATATTGTGAGGCACTCTTGTATCAACATCCTCCGTCTTGTAAATGTCAATACCGTTCTGCACAATACCGTTACCAAGTTCAGCGTCAACTGAAGCGCTTGCATTACTGTGGATTCCCGTACTGTCAACCGCGTTCAACGCTTGAATGTGCCAAACACCACGATACCCGTTTGACCAAACGGCATTCCTGCCTAGTGCGTGAGTATTCGCATTAGCAGTCGCGTCCGGGTTCCCATACCAAAGCCAAATATCGGTATCGTTAGCCGAGGAGATGAAAGGCACGCGAACCCATACCTCTAATTGCGCCAAAGCAGGATTCGCGTTTAATTCGCAAACCACAACCTCGACAGAACAGGGATTTATTCCGTAAACGTCAGACGATACACGAATGTCGCCCCCGCCTGATTTACAAGCGAAAGCGCCACCAGATGTCAGCATCTCAGCGGGTACGTTCGCCCTTGTCAACAGAGTGGGAAAGTTCGAAACGTCACCGCTCACCTTCGTTGACTGTATTGTCAACTTAACTTTTCTTTTCCATCCGTTCGGAAAGCCCATTGCTTATCCTTTCACTACAGGATCTTCGACAGTCAATGCAGATGTAAAGCGAGCAATCAATTTAGTCGGCTCGTTGTCTTTGTAGTACGCCTCTTCCTCTTCTTCATCACCGCGAAACAGAACGTAGTATTCGATGTTGACACGACGCGCAACAGGGGTAACATTTCGCACATTCTCCTCAGTTCCTTCGACAATGTCAAAAACATTGACAGAAACAAGGGTCACATTCTTGTCGTCAGTGTCAAGAACTCTCGGCGTACCAACCGACTTGTATTTTGATGCAAGATCAGAAATGAGTTGCTCCTCAGTCCACATATTTTTCCCCTTTGTTTATGGTGCTTCTGCAATTATTATTCTATCAAGTGCTATTACTGCTATATGAGTTGAACCGATTGCTATGTTGCCGGTTTCCCATGTCGGAGGTGTAATCTCGTCAGCCGTCACCGCGTGCCGTATGACAGCACCGCCTATACCGGGAACGGTAAATATGGGAACGAACCAGCGCTTGACAATTAAGTCTCTACCAAGCGGTAGAGAACTGCCGTAGTCGAAAATCGCTTTGCGTAAAAGATTATCGCCGTCCTCTGGAAAAACTTCTTCATCGTAAAGCGTGTACGTCACCTCGACATGAGTATACGCGGGTATGGCCCGAGAGAACTTTATTTCTTGTAAAGCGTTGTTCGAGTCCAGCACGTCAACGATCACATTACCGTGTGTTTGGATTCCTGCCGGTTTTGTCTGCCATATCTTCTCACCTATCAATTGACTGTCACCACCAAATACAACGATCTCGAAAGAATGTGAAGGTCGGCCATCGACCACCGTGTCTTCCCTATTCTCGAACGCTGCCGCCTGCGAAACCTCTGGAACCTCGTTTAATATCCTTGACCGAATAGCTTCAAGTGTTCCGGCGCCTATCACCCGTAAACTCGCCGCTCTGCGTGCTCGGGCTTGTGCATCCGTCTCGATATCGGTTCCCGTATCACCGTCTACCAAATTGTCAACCGCCTCCCACCCAGAAACTGGAGTCACGATTGTGTTGAGTGAACCGATGTTGACCTGTATAGGCCCTGCCAGCGCTGCGACGAAATCAACAGGTGTCCATCTTTCCACAATATCAAGCTCGTCACCTGCGTCAACCGAGAACACAGTCGCCTTGTCATCGGACACTATAACAACCTCGCTGCCGTCAGCCTCAGCCGTGACACCTTCGAACTCAGCATTGACAAGCGCAACAAGAGCCGATGCAACGTCCTCGGTTGTCTGCTCAGCGAGTCCGGTGTACGTCTCTGCCACTCCGTCAATAGCTACGATGTAGTCGTGCTCCTCAATTGCATCCTCTACTTCAATGCGTGCCTTCAACACGCTCAGTCTGGTAATGGTCACATCGCTTGACGTGCGAAATATTTTACCGGCAGTCGTTCGCGCTTGCGAATTTTCTGGAACAAGTGTCCCCTCGTCCCCGGTCACCGCACCTCGAACCGTTGTCCTTGTGGCTGGCAGGCGGAACAGCCCGTTTGACAGATCAAGAATGTTATCAAGCGCGGCACCCTCAGCAGTCGCGGGATAGAGCGAATTGTATATGTCCTCGGCAATTTCCCACACGTCAGCCGAGGACTTTGTAAATACGCCAATCAATTGACCGAATACAGAGTCGGGCCGTAGATTTACTTCACCAAATTCCTCACGTATATCGCTCTCGATTTCCGCCTTGATATCCGCGAGGCGCTTTAACACAAAGCCTTCCGGTGTCACTCCATAAGGCATTATAGCACTCCAGTATTTAAGGTTACATCGCCATCGGCAGTTCGCGCCAGAAAGTTGACTGAGAATTTTCTTTGCGCTGCATCATACTCCGACGAGTATTCTGCTATGTCAATCACCTTTGGCGTCTCCTGTATCGTTGCCTTTATTATCCCGTCAACTATATCTATGTTCGGATTCTTTATGGCGATAAAATCATATACACGAATCCCCTGCGTGCCGTCAAGAAACCACTCACTATGCACAAACAGCAATCGTATTTTGAGGTGCTGTCGCACAGCGTCCACGCCGTCAACAAGCCCGAGATCACCGTCTGTCAACAGCAAGTCGTGCGTGTCAATGTCAAGCATCAAGTCTTTCATTGCGCCTCGACTTTACTTGTTGTGTGTACGTCCTCGACCATCGGAACCGATGGAGGGAGAGTCGGAATTGTTTCGGTAGCGGGGACAGCTTTGACTAAATGCGTATGTTTATTGAACGCATTCATTGCAGTCTTATTCATCAATTTTTCTACCGAGCCTGATCCCAAAACAATATCGCCGTTCTTCTTTATGGTAATATCATTGCCACCTGTCAACTCTATATCGCCGCTCTTTTTTAGTTTTATTTTCGATTCACCCATATAAACTATGAAGTCGTTATTGCTGTCTGCCGGATTGCCGATAGTAAATTTCAACATACCGGGAATGAATACGGCATCGGTCAAATCGAACTTGCGACTGTAAACGGAGTCGGTCACGGGTTCCTTCGAGTTGAGCCATCTGTCGAGTGACCTCTCGCTGAACACAAGCAAACCAGTATCACCCTTCGTGACAGGCATGTGCATTCCCGCTGCCGAAGTTCTGGGAAAGATCACAGGCACGTGAGAAATGACAGGGAAATCAGTCTCCGTGCCGTCGAACATCCTGCGCCGAACTACAGGCTTAACAGAAGCCATTTGTTTTTTGTAGTCGTATGATTCGACTCTTGCCGCCATTGACGTATGCATATCCTCTAGCATCGCGTCAACAAACATACGCAACGTGTGCGCTATTGATTTCTTATTCATACCAAGTCCTTAACGCGCATACGGGTCATGAACGCCGCGCCGTGTGTGTCGCCTATATGCGTAACGTCATGTATTCTAAACTGTGCAGCAGGTGAAATCTCGTGGCTTTCAATTTCCACAATGTCAGCCGGTTCTGCTTTGCCCTGCAGTAAACTCTCAACGTCCCATCCTGTAAATGTTTTATCGGCGTCCTCGATATCAATTTCACGAACGCGAGACGGGCTCCCAATGAGACCGGATACAGTGTCGAGCCTGATTGCAACAAGCCCGGAGGTCGAATCTTTGTGGGTTATTTTCAGCTCGTTGTTCTGCACGCTCCAATCAAAACTCATATCGGTTGACAAGCGGTTCATTATGTCGGTAAAGAAACCGGAGAAGCTGAGCCCGTTGTTAAAGATCATCATGGGTATTTCTTTCAGTATCTCCGCGCTCTTCTGCGCTGGTATTCCTATATTATCAATTATACGCTGCATTACCTCGTGGCTATTCGTCTCGTCCTGTATTGACAAACTAATAAGGCCAGCATCGAACACGTTCAACCCATCCGCCGCCTCTATAGTTGTCGTCGTCTCTGGGGGAGTGGCGCTGTGGTGCACGTTCACAATGTCACCTATGAAAATAATATCACTACTGTACTCATACCCTGCGCGAAGTATAACCTGATTCCCGTCGTCGGGTGTTATGCGTTTCCTTGTGTCATTTGATAAATTGGAAATCTCGATCCGCGCTTTGTTCGGCTCGTCGGTTATAGTTTTGTCAACCGTGAACGCAACACGAAAGCCTTCAAGAAGTAGTCCCTCCTCTTGAAACTTTCCTATCTGTAAGCTTGCGTTACGGTTAAATAGCAGCATACTCCGCCTCGGTCATGTAGGACAGCACAAGGTTTCTTCCCGATGTAAAGTCACCCCGCTCAATCCGGTCGTTCTCAGTCTGTGCGTTCGTGTCGAGCACAACAAAAAGCCCACGAGGTATTTCACGAGCTATATACTGCGCTGTCAACGGGTGCCCGATAACGAGCTTGACACCAGAAAGCAATGGCTGTCGCGCTCTGTTAAGAATACTGATGACCCAAAAACGACCGCGAGTATTGTAGTGAAAAGAGAATTTATACGGCACGTTCTCCAGGACAATGTCCTGCTCGAACGCTGGTAAATCTTGCATAGGTAAAGTGAACGGCATTACATTTCTGCTCCCGCTGGCAAGAATTCAAACTCACGATTTCCCTTCGCCTTGTTCGCTATCGAGTCGAGCAGCCGCTTTGCTATTGTCCTGTCGTCAATCGGCTTTGGCTGAACCTTGCCGAGTTCGCTTAACGAGGCAGCCTGATCACGCGCTCCCTCCGCCCCCGGTCTCTCAACAACGTGCGATATGACTGCGGTTTGTGATTGTACTTTTCTCACCTTGACGAATTCGGCAGTGAACTGCAACGATTCCCCGACCGCCCGATCTCTGGGAATGGTGAGCGAAGTTAACGCCATGCTAGTATATACCCTGAACCGTGTTATAATGTCAACCAGTATCGGCTCGCTGTGTATGTAATCAAATCTGCTCGCCTCGGTCTCTGCCGAGCGATAGCCAGCCATTGACATGAGGACATCGTATGCGCTACGTATCCTGGTGCCGCCTCTGTCCCTATCAGCAAGCGCAACACGAAGCCCATCAGCAAACCGAACCGGGGAACTTGACACGAGGCCATTTATGACCACCTTTTCAGGCATCACCCGTATGTGGTCGGCAACACTAGATCCGTCTTCTACCGGATGCAAAGTCACCTCGTTCTTAAATTCTGGCGTTTCGCTTATGCGAGCGTCAAGTTCAAGAAGCGCCTCAGCCCCTCCCGCTGGAAGAAACTGTAGGCGGTTTCTATTAAAGAGAATTGATATCATCGACGTATTGACCTTTGCAATTCGTTTACAATCCGGTAAGAAACATCCTCGGCGTGTTGCTCCGCTGTCTCGCGCCATGCCTCACGCTCTGCATCACCGCCGACCGCTCCGTTGAAATCGAACTTACTATCGACCGTCACGTTGATTGGCTGACCGGCACCGGCGAAAGCAACGCCCCCCGGCATCGATGCGAGTAGCTCTTGCTCCATTGCTTGACCGCGTTTGATGTATTGTGCCATGCCCACGGCGAATCTACCAAGTACCGGTATGCCTTGTATCTTCTCTTTTATCTCGTTTATTATTTTGTCAAACCATGCCGACCAAGCCTCTCCCACCTCGTAAAGCCAATCCATGAATTCGCCTATTGCAGTCTTCGCGCTACGTATGAATTGCGCAATTTCAGCCCCTACCGATTCAAAGAACGCAGACCATTTTTTCCAAAGCCCGTCGATCCACGCCATTATCAAACCGAACACTGAGTCACGCCCCTGAAAATACCCTACTATATCATCAACCAGAAGCCAAAGCGCCCCGAGAATTGCAGCGATGATAGCGAACTTGACAAATAGCGGAAGCAGCGCAAGAGCCATCTTTTTAAACGAGGCAATCGATGCCTTGCCGAGCGCCGTCACTGCAAGCTGCATTAGTACCATTGTGCCGAGTATATTGCCTAAGAAAAATAGCAGAGGCCCGAGTAGCGCTAATATTACGGCAGTGATGACACTGATTCGCTGAAGCCATGCCGGTAACGATTTCAAATATTCTGCAGCCGCCTCAAGCCAATTGGCTATGCCCTGAAATACTTTATCAAGTTTCAGTGTATCCACGATGACATCGCCGATTACTCTCCGTACCCTAAAAAGTCCGTTAAAAATGTTGTTCCACGCCCCAGGGACTGTACGGTCCATTTCTTGCGCGAGTCCATGAAACCTTCCACCCTCTCGGGTCATGTTGCGAAATCCCGCTTGTAAATGCTTGAACTGTATTTCGCTCCGCTCGGCCATGCCTCGCATGGCCTCCTCACTCACTCCTGTTGCCTCTGCCATCTCCTTAATGATGTCGATGCCAGCGGATTGCAACCGTATGAACTCGCGACTGCTAACTCTGTTTCTTACCATCGCTTTCCCGTAAGTATCGGCCAATGCGCCAATTTCCATCTTGCCGGTCGCTGCGATGTCCGATAGCATTGTTATCGTGTCAAGCACGTCGTCGGCAGCGAAACCCAAGCCGAATAGTGTTTGTGTTGCTTCTTGTGTTGCTTTGATACCGAGGCCTTGCTGCCGCTGCACTTCCCATAATCTACGGGTAAAATCCTGCACGTCCTCACCTTTGCCGAGAAATCGGCCGAGCATGACGTCCATTTTTTCCATCTCGCCGGAAGCCATAACGGACGCAGTGCCCAACCCGACAATAGGCAACGTCAAGCGCATAGTCATGGCTTTTCCAGCGTTCGCGATGCCCTCGGATACGCGCTTTAAGTTCTTGCCGAGGTCGGCAGTCTTCTTATGTATCTCACCTATAGCCTGATCGTATTGATTGAAGGCAGTAGGATTGTACTTGAAACCGAGCACTGTTATGAGTTCGCGTATTGTCATTTGTTTTTGTCAATCTTGTCAAGCATCGATTTTTCCATCGCCTGTTTAGCCGACAGTATGCAGTTCGCTTTCATCACGTCAACTATGCTCCACGTTTCATCAATCTCCGTAAGCGTTGCCACCTTGTCAAGAACGATTCTCCATACTTCCATTTCCTCAACAAGGCACTCGGGCATTTTCTGGAGCAGCGTCTTTACGCCTGAGTCGGTTGACTCTGTGTGATTGCCTGCGCTCTTTGCACAAGGTTCGTAAAGACGCTGGAACCGAAAAAATCCTCGAACTGCACTTTCAGCGAGAACGCTACTACTTTGTACATGAGCAGCATCTCGCCACCGAAAATCAAGTCGAAAGACGACTCGTTGATTTCCGTTCCGTCAATTCTTGTACCGGATAGTATTTCGAGCACCAATGATTCGAAGTCGTGCGGGTCGAGCTTATCGGCAAGCAACTCAAGAGCAGGGCCGATATCGGCTTCCGCTGTAACATTCTTCGCTTGACCGAGGAGCTTTGAGAAAGACGGGCCGACCAGTTTCAACAGTCTAGTCTTCAACCGCAAGGCCCGTCTTCCCGGTAGTTGCGTAACAGAAATTTCCTTCTCGTCAATCCTCTTACTACGTGTTTTAATCATCGCGATTCCCCCTTGTTAAGTTATTCGGCTTGCGCATTTCCCCCGACAAACCATTGCATATTGGCACAATCAATAATCCACTCACGATTACTGACGTCCTTGCTGAACTCACTGTTCGGCATTTTCCTCACCCACCCAAAGCCGGACGCATAAGTCGATCGACCGCTTTTATCAACTACCGCAACAGGTACGACTCCACTGTTCGACTGCTCATCAAGTAGAGCAAGGCCCGTAAGGATGTCGTTCCCCGGTGATGTCTGCGCAAGCGTCACGGTGATGGTTCCCGACTTGTCATTCGTCTTTACACGCGACACATCACCATCACTTCCGGAAACTTTCGTAAACGCATCGCTTGTGCGCTCAACCATGACGAAAGTCCCGTCGGCATACCCAGAGATGGGAATTCCGTCCATCAATAATATGACTTCTTTCGGATCGTAAGTTCTCACTGACATATTTATTCTCCTATTGTTAAGGTTCGTTTATCGACTGTTGATTACAGCGTTACCACTCCGTCAACCTTCACCGCGTGTATTGCACCTGCAGGCCACACCGTAAAGCGCACATCTTGCAGCAAGCGAGCTGCTTTGTCGGCAGTCGGTATGCTGTCAAAAGCGGGAACCGTTACAACGTATCCGCCGTTCTGATTTCCATCTGCGTCCTCTGAGAACGGGCTGATACCGCCGCGAGCCAAACCGATTTCGAGACGCTTCTCAATTATCGACTTGATAGCCTCTATACCGGCAATGGTATACGGCACCTTGCGCGACTTCGCGAGCAGCGCATAGATGTCGGTCGTCAAGTTCGCCTGCAACCAGTCAACGAATATGATCGTGTCAATAAACTCGCCCTCTGCTACCACGCCTTCACGCACAATGTTTACACCACCGATTGACTCGTACGTATTGGTGTTTTTGCCGCGAGCGTTTGACGATTGAGTGGCAGACAGGACGTCAACCGTGATGCCTGCCAGCGTTTTGAACTTTGCAGTATAAGAACCCGGATCGAAGGGAAAAATCTTTCCAGCGAAAGCAGCGCCGGGGAATTGCGAATCGGCGACATTCGAGAACAGCCCAACCGACCGCGCATACCCTGCAGCTTTCAACTGTGCAGCGATGGAGGCGGTGTCGGAAGCCGGTGCCACGTTGACAATATCGGACTCGTCGGATGAGTAGAAGAAAATTTTCCTTCTCGCCTCAGTCCACGCCGCAACGTCAAGCAAGTCTTGCTCAACGTAGTTCACTATCTTGACGCCGTACCAATCGTCGTTCTCCTGCTCAATTGCCGAAAGAGCATCGTCGATGTTTTCCGTCGCCGTCGCGCTCAGTTCCCACGTCATCGTGCCGGTGATCTCCGAAATATCAAACGACACCTCGAGCACTTCGCCTGTCGCAGGTGTAATGACAATCGTGTGTGATACTGAATTGTACGCCGCAGTGAGCACACTGTCAAGCGCCTGTATTCCTACCGCGAGCTCCGTGAGTGTGTCATCCTTATCCGTGCCCCACGCCTGCGAGACCTCATCACCGTTCACGGTCACTTCGATAGTACCGCCGGTGAAGGTTCCCGCATTGTCAGTCAGCGTCTTCGTCCCGTGCTGATTGCCGATTGCGATACGCTCGACGCGGGGATTCTGGGAGAGCGCTTTCGAAGCAGCCGCATACTCTGGAACAGACGAGCCGCCGACCAGCATGTCAGCTACTTGCGAAATGGAAGTCGCGAACTGCAAACGCGAACCGAAATTCGCATTAGGCCCAACAATCAAAAGCGTGCCGAAGCCCGGAGCGGTTATCGCTCTGGTTTCGCGGGTGATCTGTACGTTGACAATTTCCTGCAAACCCATACATTTCCTCCTCAAGAGAAAGGACTGATTGTTCTATTTTCTTCTATGTCAGTTTGTGCTTTTATCGTGCTGTCAGTACTTACGATTTCGATAGGCGGCACATCGTCTATCTGCACGTAGTGTGTGCGGAACATTATATCCTTCGTGTACCGCTGCTCGAACCTTGCGTCCTGCACAGCCGATATATCAAGTGTTTGCATACAACGCGCATACGCAAGCCCCACCTTACCGAGCTGATTCTGTATTGTAAAGAGTTCAAGCGAGCTGCCTATTTTCTCCATCGCATCATATCCGCCAGCGCCGAAATGCTGCATCATCAAAGTGAATTCCCTGTTGCCAATCACCTCAAGCTCGCCGTCCTCATCCGGGCTTCCATGGTAATCCTGCCCGACCATTGACGAGGGGGAAATACGCAACGTCACAAAAGGCGTCAATGGTTTGGGCGAATTCTGGTCTGCCCATATCACAGGCGTAGGATCTACGATTGTGGATACCCAATCGTAAATCCCTTCGCGTATTGTGCTGAAAAGAAGCCCACTGCTCATCCGTCAACCTTTACCACAATGTATTTATAGTGACTGATTACGTTGTTTCTCCACGGCTCTTTGCGAACCATCTCATACGTTTCGCCCTCGATCATAACCGTGTCCGGCGTTGACAAGCTCACCATTGGCAAGTCCGAATTCGTGAACAGTGCGTAGGATTTCGAATTGCGCTTTCCCTCCGGCAATGATTCGATGTCGTTTTTTGTCGCCGGCTGCACGGATGCAAAAATGGTCGTGCTCGTTGTCGTGCCCGGAGCGTAAACTCCCTTGACATATGTACCGGGGAGATGTTGTGTAACGATTAAAAGTTTTCTCGGTATCATGTGCTTGCGTTATTCCTTCACTACATACGTTACGGAGTTCAACATTTGCGCCGTGTCAATCAGCGGTCGAGTCGAACCTTTTGCCGCCTTAGTTGCTGGGTGTAAAGGTGCGAAATCCCCATTGCGTATTGAATCTTGTATCTTCGACTGCACGAACAGACCTATCCTGTTCAACGCCTCGCTCACGCTCCTGTTTCCTGTGAGAACCTGCTCATGCTCTTTGTCAACAAACTCGTTTATTGCTTGTTTGTTGTTATCAAGTCCCTGACGAAAGAAGGGGCGTTCTGGAATGCTTGACGTACCGAACTCATTAAACGCCGCAATCTCGGCAACCTCCGAAATATCTCCCGCCTCACCCGCTGCCGGTAGCGACTCGCTTGGGAACCCTACCTTGACGTGTGTGCCGTCAGCATGTGCAAAAGCATCACGTATTTTCTGATACGATCCTATACGGTCCTGCAGCTTTACCGATGCGCTCAACATCCCGGCATTCTCCCTGTGCGAGGCTTGAAGAAAAACCCATCTATCAATTCGATCAGCTCGAGCCCGTATGCCGTTGACTGGAGAGAGAGGAAACGGACACCCATCGCTCCCGCGCTACTGCCATAACTGCGAGAAAGCTGCCCCTCTGTCTCACTGGTCACGGCTCCCGCAAAAGCTGCACCCGTATCTGTCCCGGTGCCGCCTCGCAAGTCCTCCAGCGCGAGCATGTGCAGCACACGCAGCGCTACGGCAAGATTGTACTTGTCCCCAAAGCAGGACGAGGTACTCAGCTTCGCAAGCTCAACAAGATCGCTAAGCCGCGCATCGCTAGCGTGCTGTGGGGAGCGGAGCGCGATAATTGCCTCAGCCGATAGCGACATCGCCGCCCTCTTCCTCTACCTCTTCGCCCTTGCCAAGCAGAACGTCGATCTGCTCCTCGATTGCTTTGCGAACATTTTTCCGCTGCTCCTTGTCAAGCAGCAATTTCAACGTGCCAAGGTGTAGGGTTTTCTGTACGATCTCAATTGCCTGTTTCACATTGCACGCGGCAACGTCCTCGACAATGGTTTGCGCAACGTCAACCGACTTCGATGTTTTCTTCGCAGGTGCCGCCCCACCATCATGTACGATGAGTGCGCCATTGGATGCCACCTCTTGGAATTTCGAGTCCGCTTGCAGCGCTGCCACTTCTTCGGCTGTAAAGTGATTGACACCGGGGTAGATGAATTTGCTTCCGTGAATGTAGACGCATTGGAGTTTACTTTCGATCAGCATTCGTGTTCCTCCCTCTCTGCTCTGGTGAGAATTGACGGGGAAGCTTCGCCTTTCTTTACGAATGGCAAGCCTCCCCTTTCCGCCATTGGGCGTGATTAGATTTCTTCCACAATGGCGATTGACAGCGGATAGTAAACTATCACGCCACCGATACGCGCATGTGTCGGAACGATGTACTCCAAACCGCGCTCCTGCACCGGGAGCTGCTCGAACATCTGCGGCAGCTCGAGGGTGAGTTTTATCGGATCGCGCTTGTAAACGATCATACAATCGCAGGTGCCCGAACCCGTAGGATCGCTCGGTTTGGGGGAAACATCTTTCAACTCGTTCACCCATTCAACCGAAGTGATATTCGGATTGTTGCGCAGGAAGAACTCCAGAATAGTAGTATCGCTCGTCGCACTCCGTGGAGTAGTGGCAATATGCGTATACTGCTTAATCGGCAGCAAGACGGTATCGGGGATCTCCACGCCCTTTGTCAATTCAATGATGTCGTTAACACCATTATTGAGGTCGAGCAGGATCTCGTCGGCCGTTTTGTCAACCCATTTTCTGGAAGTATCACCTGCATTGTTCGGAGCGGTTTTCTTGGTGATATTCGCATTATGAAGAAAACCGTTAAGACCGGAGCTCTTACCATCGGCAGCGCGAGCATACCAAGCGAGCCGGTTCACAGTCTGCTCGTAAGCGAGCCGTGCGGCTTCCGCTTTACGAGTCGATAGAGGGCGACCGGACATTTGACCGTTGCGAATTTCCTGCAGGTTCCACCCATACGATCCGCCGAGAGAGCGAACGGGGGAAGTGAATTCCGCTCCGTAAACATCCGCACGGGGGAGGTCGTCGGCATAGTTCGCGATCAACTTCATCAGGCCCACGCTATCGAATTGACGATAGGTAATGGACTCAGCACCCGCACCGGCTTCTGTGGAAACAGGAATCAGCGCTTGCGCTTTGTACTCCGGATACCGTTTGTCATAAGTACGTGCCTTGACAAACTCCAACTCCCGCGCAAAGAACGCGCTCTCGTTGGCGTCAAGGTTTACTGCTACGATTCTTTCTGCCATGTTAAAAACTCCTTGTTACTTTTTGTAAAGGTTATTCGTCGTCGTTGTTACAATGTTGCTGCGGCAGATTGACGTCAAGCAATGCCAGCGCTAAGTCCGAGGTCGTTGCATCATAGGATGACTCGAACTGTAGACCAGCGATAGCCGTCGAGTCGGTAGTCGCAGCGGTAAATTTTCCAGCATCCGTGCCCGTGTCAATAATGCGGGGGGCATCCGCAGTCGTGATCGTTCCGACCACCGGAACCCATACGCGTCCTTTACGAAGAACAGAAACCATTTCCTTGTCCTCGTAACGTGCTGCACCCGCAACGGGCTCCTTGTGAGTGTACAACGCGAGGCCCTGCATCGCCATGCCGGTAGTAGTGCCATTCGGTACAATCACCTGCCGCTCTTTGTCAGTGCCGCGCACAACGCCGAGACCGAAAGCAATTGCGCCTTCAGCCTGATAAGAAACCACCTCATCGAATCGGGCATCGGCTTTCATTCCCGCAAAAGCAAGCCCCTGATCTCTGTCGTAAGAAGTTTGTGCCATTACCTATCCTCCTGAGAAATTTTGAAATTGTTGTCTGTTCTGTTTACTTCGCGGACGCCGAAACGTACGCGTTCTTCGCGTCCTCTTCCATCTTTTTACGCGCTGCCGCCTGATCGACTTCGTCGCGCTTGTCAGTCCGCACACCACCGTTAACCGCTTTGCGCTGCGATGCGAAAGCGTCGCTCGGGATCTCGGCCAAGATCTCTACAGCGCTGTCGTAGCGAGCTGTCAAGTAGATATCGCTCGCGTCCTTCAACTGCGCTTCCGCTTTAGGGAAGGCTTTCAGAATCACGGCGTTGCGTACTTCCTGATCTGTCATCGAATCCAGTTTCGTCAATTGCTCAGGCGTCAAGTACGGCGAGGCTTCGCGTTCGAGCTTAGTGCGAGCCGCTGCAATGGCCTTCGCCTCACCAATGATGTCGCGTGCATTCGCCTCATCTAACTTCGTCTGGATAGTATCTCGGTCGGCTTTCACCGTCTCAACCTCAGCGGTCACGGTCGCAAGCGCTTCTTCCGACGCGACAAGTTCCTTCTCCATCTTGTCAAGACGCAGCAAGACTTCCGGCGCTGCCTCGTACTCAATTCCGTCAAGTGAAATCTTTTTCAGCATTCTACCACTCCTTTGATTGTGTTGTGGGTTTTTATTGTCGTTAAGTAATTCGCTAATCTGCTCAAATCCGTCAAGGCGCACATTGTCGTCCATGCCGTCAAGGTGCAATTTCAAATCCGCTCCGCCTCTTGCACTGTCAACGAGCGCTACATGGTTGTAGGAGCGCTTGACCTGAACCGCGTCGTAGCGCTCGCCGTTGTGCTCGCCGGGGATCATTTCCAGTTCGCATACGTATCCGGGTGATAATTGATGCTGCCCATTCTCCACGCCTTTAATCGCTTCGCTGTCCATTACAATAAGTGAAGTGACGAGGGCATCATCTTCACGGATAACATTCTCGCCTATTGTGCCGACATACCGTCGCTTGACGCTTCGTGCATCAAGTAATTTCTCTGGAGGGTGGGCACTGGTGATGGGTTTCAGACGAAGTGAGGCGAAGCTGTCTTCGTTGAACAGGGTCTCGGGCGGAACGAATTCTTTCCGTGTCGTGCCATCCGTCAACCGGTACGTAAGCACTCCCACCTTCGCAATAGCGGCACTACCGGAGAGATAGCCTTCGTCCGTCCTCGTTACTTTACGAGAGCGAACAGGCATGTAATCGAAACGAAGATTGGACTGAATTCCCATGTATAAAGCCTCCACAAATAAAAAAACCCGAGCGAGTGAGCATTCGAAGGAAAACCTCGCCGGCAGAGGACAGCGGGGAAAAATGACGAATGTGCTCAATACTCGCTCGGGTCAGTGCGTAACAGTTAAGGCGCACAGATAGCCGATGTTATTAAAGTATACTAAATAAAAATGCCAAAGTCAAGAAAATTTCTATACCAAGTGGATGTCAATCTTCGCACTTATCGGTGAAATCATCCTTGCCAAAATTCTGCTTGACTTCCAGGAAAATCCTCCCAACGCCGCCTTTACGACAATGAAGATGAAATGATATTTGTCCCGTGAACTCGCTCACAAGATACTCGCTTAACTTATCGTCAAGCAGCTTTGCAATATCAACGCTACTGCTCACGCTCCCCTCCCTCTTCGTGCCCTCTTCGTGTTTGCCGCTCGGGTATCTCAAATACTGGCTCCGCCACACATCTGCATTGGTAGTCCTCGCCCGGATGCCCATGGAACATCGAAGAAGTGCGAGGTTTCCAGTTCACGCCATCCTGTGAGTAAACAATCGCATCGTCCCATTTACAATACATTCCGTCAAGCAGATCATGCGAAGCACGCACACGCTCGTCAAGCGAGGTGCGCCATACGTAAAGCTCGAGTCCTACCTGTTCCTGCCGAAGATGGTTTAGTTCTGAATTGAGTTTCGCTACCTGATCACGCGCAATGAGTTTTGCCCTGTTCTCCACTTTGCGCAATGCAGGTACATGATCGAGCCCCTCGAGGTTCGTGCCGAGCAGCTCGTTGCGAATTGTCTCATGGCGTTTACCTGCGCGAAATCCCGAATTGACAATTGTACCAACGTCACTAGCTAAGTCATCCGTCAACTTGTGGATCAGCTCCACGTTCTGAATTGTAAATGCCTGCAGCTCGTCCCGCAGCCAAGGTTCAGCGGCATACAACTCAATGCCGACAATTTTCTGCATCGTGCTTTGCCATTGCCTCAACTCAAATTCGCTCACCTCGTCAGCAACGCCCTCAATCAACGGCCCTACGGCTCGTTTCATCACGTCGAACTCTTTACGGATAATACTCAGCATCCGCATCACATCCTGCGGCCATGCGTCTTGACGAATGGTCTTCTCAGCAGCAACCTCGCTCTCTATCAACGGCAAAAATATTCCTGTCTGCTCGTCAAGCACCTTTCGCAGCCTCTTCACGTAATCCACGAGGTGCGAGAAATACTTTGCCTCAATAGCGCTCGGGTACGCCAGATTCACCCTCCCGCGTACTCTGGGCGCACGTATACCACCCGGCTGATTCAGCAGCTCCTTTATATTCACTGCTCGCCCCTGTCAATGCTCGGTCGTGTGCGGTCGTACATCAACCGCGTATCGGCGCTGTACTGGCCACCTCCGAAGCGCGACTGCGCGATCTCCTCCGGCAGCACCACTCCGTCAAGCAGGTAAATATGATCAGCGTCCGCAACGATCTTCTTCGTCTCCGCAACCTCTTTCTCAGTCGGCTGCCAAAGCGGACTGAACTCAATTGTCCAACTGTCAAGCTCCTTGCCGCCGAACGGCCCCTGCTTTGCCAGCATAAGGATACGAAGCATCGTTTCGAGTTGCGGCTGTAAAGAAACCTCCTGATCCGCTGCTACTGAGTCGTAGTACAGCCGGATATCGCTTGCGCCCGTAGCCTGTAAGCCTGCGGGGGATTCTCCCATGAGCAACGTCACCGGGATACCAGTTACAGCCGAAAGCGATTTTTCCAATTTGTCAATAAGACCGTCGAGCCCGGACACGGTGGAGGTGACGCGCTCGAACCTCTCATTTTCGTCAAGCAGCACAGTATTTATAATGTGTTTCGACAGATCAATTTGGTTGAGCCGCGCATGTACCAACGATTCTTGACCGGATGCGAGTAGCTCGGCCAAATTCCGAACCGTCAACGTACCTATAACGAACTCATTTATAATGCTCTCCACATTCGCGTATGCCTCCCCTAGACCACGAATTCGGTCGTATGTCGATTGCAGCACAGAGTTGCCCCATCCGTTATTGTGTGCCCTCACGTCATCCGGCACATCAACGCCGTCGAACTTCAACATCCTTGACTCATGCACAACGTAAGGCGAACCGCTTATGGACGACACCATATAGGTCTCGGGCTTGCCGTAACTTTTATGTTCGGGCGAGGTATACGTGCTCTGGGGTGAAAGCTGGTGCCGGTTGTAAACACGCAGGAATTCCACATTACGAATTGACTCCTCGCGAAGCTCGTCCTGCAGTTCCCCCCCATCATCAATTCCCATCACCATTGCGGAACCACCGTACAGGCGGGACCAACGGAGAGCGCGAGCGAAATGATTCTTCGCTCTTAGTGTGTCAAGCCCCTGCAGCAGCAAACCTTCATCATCGCCATGCACCTTGAACCACTCACGAACCATATCCTTTGCCACGAGGTTCACGATACGTTGCGCAAATCCGTCCCCCGTGTAAAGGTCGGTGAGCGTTTGCTGGTTCAACGTCTTTGCGCCTGCGAAGGTAGTTGACTTGCGCTTGTCAGCCCCCTTCACGCCCAAACCCGTGAGCAGGTTCATCCACCCGTCAGCTCGTTTACTTTTCATAGTCCCTACCATTTCGCAAGAGTATTTAGATCGGTGCCATCATTGCCGTATCTTGTATTGAGCACATAGCGCTCGGCATCCTTTGTATGGTCATTTTGCTTTATCGGCTTGTCGTCACCCTTCGCGCTCGCTGCCCTGTCCCATGAATAAACAGAGTAGTCTTTTATCGTTTGCTTACATGCGCTGTTCACTTTGTACATACCGGAGGTCAACAAACGGGCTTGCGTTCTTATCCCGTCAATCACCGAGTTGTCCGCTGGCCGTATACTCGCATACCCCTTGCGCTTCAGCGCTTGTATGAACGATGCCGCACTCGGGTCTGGGTAAATCACAGCAGGCCGTACTCCCCTCAAGAACTTGACAAATTCATCCGCGTATTCCTCATCGGTCTTCTGGTGTCCGTCAACTGAGCTATCGTAGTAGTATTCCCGCTCTGCCCATATGCAAGGTTTACCTCCGGGATTGACACCAAAGAGTATGAAGCATGTGGGGTTTGAGGTGCCGTAGTCGATGCCGACAACGTGGAACTTCGCTTGCGGGTTCTGGCTGACAATGTGCGAATCGCTGAACATATCGTAAATGACACCCTCAGCCACACACCACTCATTGAGTATGAAACGCTTGTAAAAGATTCCTGTGTACGTTGCCTCCAGCATCGCCACATAGTCGGGCGATAGCGAGGGGTTGTCATTTAGCTGGAACTGGAACCGCATCCAAAGTAATTTTTGGTGCAGTTCCTCATTGTCAATAAAGCGCTTCTTGACATAGTGGTAAGGGGACTCGGCATTGGTGGTAAAAATGCCTTTCGCATACGGTGGTGACATCCGCGTCATTGCCATATCGGTAAAGGACTCATGATGCCGTGTGAATTCGTCACATAGCCAATACCCGAACGTCGCTCCCTGTATCGACTTGTAATCCGATTCCTTCGCAGCGCCACGAATGTAAAATTTCTTATCCCGTAAACCTCTCCAGTTGATCGTGACGTAGTCATCTTTAGCATCCCGGTTCGATTTGAAGATTCCCCTATTATTTGGGTCTATACTCTCTTTCCACGATGCGAGTACGTTACGGGCGGCTGTGGAAATTGAATAACCCGATACGAGCACATTGCACGAAGGCAGTGCTTGTATCTCTTGTAAAGAAATGAAATTCGCCGTGAAGGTTTTCCCCGAGCGTACAGGCCCGTCGAATATGCGGAACTTTGCCCTATGCGCATTCTGCGCACAGAATACCATTTTGGGCGAAGGCTCGTAAATTTGCTTAATCACTCCGGGCACCCGAGGTAATCGAGCAGCTTGTTAAGTACCTCAATCAAGTCGAAAGGCGCGTCGCCGTCAGAGAGGTAGATACCGCGCTTGTAAGGCGCATCGGTAGTTGGGTCAACCGGATACGGTTTGCAGCGGAGACGACGTGCGAGATAAGCCACTCTCGACCCTATCGCTTTGAGGTCGCCGTTCGCCCTGTCCCGGTCCCCCACAATTTGCAATACGGGCCTTATTCTAAGCAGCGCCGGCTCTCTGGGAATGGTGCTGTCAAGCGGGTTCGGCTGTGTTGCGATCTTATCAATTTCGTTTTCAAGCATTCGCAGGTTCTCACTGAGGCTCTTTGTTTGAGTCGGCTGAATTGGCATCGTGTTTTCCTTTTCCCGACAGTAAATTTTTTATAACATCATACTCTACTTTTTCGTCATCATGGTTCATTAGCGATAGCGTTGTCGGTACTTTCCCCTCTGTTCTCTCGGCAATGAACTTAACAAAGTCCTTATTCCCATTCTCTGCGGCAAGGTATGCTTGACGCATTACGAACTCGTGCCGAGTCATCCTGACAGGCTTTCCGTCTCTATCATGTATTATCAATTCTTCTCTGCCAATCTGCCGGAGCATATCCGAGATGGTGAATTCCTTTTTAGGCCTCCCTTTGGGATTTCCCGATTGGCCTTTCTTCCACATCACCCGGAGCTGTGCGTCCGTGGACTGGCCTCGCTTGTTTCTCCTATACGTCAACGTCGGCGTAACGGATGACTCTATGGTTCGTTCGCGTTCATCCTTTCTGAGTATTGAACCAAGAGCCGTCTTTACTTCCGCGAGAGCCGTCTTTACTTCCGCGACATCGTCGTCACGTTGTTTCGCCTTCTTGACATCCGGGACAGGATGCTCAGATTTTTGATTTTCAAAATTTGTTTTTTTAAGCATAATAAACATTATACAATATGGTAATCCCCTAATCAACCCCAAAA